CAATAGCATCTGGTATTTTGTTTATATTGCGTGAAACTTCGCTATACCAACCCATTTAGTCCTCATCATCCCAGGGATCGTCTTCTTCGTAGTTTTCTTCTTCAATGTCCAAAAAATAATTTATTGCACCATCTAATACACTGTCTGACCCTAGCACTTGTGTAAACGTATGATCGTCTACGCCGTAATCTGCCAGTAAATCGACAAATCTTTCAGCAGCAATATCTTGATTCTTTTTATCAACATATTCCTTAAACAAAGTCCAAGTATCTACTATTTGGCTTTCATTCATGATTATTCCTCAATCGGTTGTTCGACTACTTCGTCTTCTGTAGCTTCTGCGATATTTACCACAGATGCCTCTTTTGACAAGTAATCTGACATTACACGATCGAGTAATTCACCACTCCAATTTTTTCTGTACTCAAGAAGTTCTTCACCTTCTGAAGTTGTATATTTGAGTCTATTACCAGACTTTTCAATAAGACCTTTCTTTTCAAAAAGTTCAAGTAATCCACTGTAAGGATTCATACCTGTTTCATATGGAATCTTTACTTGTACACCTTCAAACGGTTTAGCATAACGTGTTTTCATAACCTTACATCCTGCACGTATACCGAGTACATCACTTACTTTATTACCTGCTTCATCTTCTTTTAGTTTCAATTTCTTCATTGCAACTACAATACTAGAAGCATAGATAAAGCCTTGACCGCCACTAATTTTATCATCTGGATCAAACATATCCTGCGATGCATATGTATGGTTAGTACAAACAAGTCCTACATTACAGCTACCAATCATATTAACTGTATTACGAACTAGTGCAGTAAGTTGTTTAGGTTTACGACCCATGTCGCCTTTCATATCACCTTTATTGAACTGATCAATATCAGTAGGTGTTAGCAACATACCTAAACTATCAATAACAAACAATACCTTTGGACGGTCTTCTTCATCCATTGCTTTGTAATCTGTCATAAATGTTGAAACAGTTTTAGCAACATCATCAATCATCGACATGTTTAGTTTTAGAAGTTTATCTTCGCTTGTATCTACATCAAGTGCTTGTAGCCAAGCCTCGTCAAGTGCATTCTCTGAGTCAATAAGAACTACAAAAATACCTTGATCTTGTGCTGCCTTTACAATGTTGCCTGAACAGATATAAGATTTACCTGCGCCAGATTCTCCTGCAAATACAGTGACCTTACCTAGTGGTACACCTTTATTAAAGTCGCCACTAATAAGATAGTTGAGTGCATAATTACCTGTACTAATCCAATCAGTCGGATCGTTAAATCCTGCACTCATTCCTGAAATAGATTTAGTTAAGTCCTTACGGAACTTTGATACGTCAAAAGTTTTAGCCATTTTATCTCCTGTGAAGCGTGTGGGTGAGAAATTAATCTCACCCTAGTTATGTTAGTTAGACTGTCTTGCACGAATCATTGCAAGAATGTCATTTGCATCACCGCCTGATGCCGGCGCTTCTGCAGGTGCAGTTTCTTGCACGGGTGCAGTTGTTGGTGCTGGCTCAGGTGCTGTTTCTGCTACTGGAGCAGGTGCCGGAGCGGGTGCGCTCTGACTTGTTGCTGTTGCATTTGCACTAGGTGCTGTGTTTGGATCACCTGTACGTGCAGCCATTCCGCTTGGACGGAAATAGTTGCTCCAACGATCAGCATCATATGCTTCACCGTCAACTGACGCTTCAAACATTTCTTGCATTACTTTCAATGTAGTTTCGTCAGGCTTCTTAGGAAGGTAGTCTGAAAAGTTAAACAAGCCATGTGTTTCAATAGCTTTCATTTCGGCATCATTTAGTGGACGCTCTCTACGTGCCCAATTACTTGTGCCATAGTCTGCATAACCACCTTTTGATGTTTTGTTAAGACGGAAGTCTACACCAGCAGTATAATCTGTTGGTAGTTCTTCCATGTCTGGATCCATTAGAGCCTGTTTAATGATTTGGAAAATTTGTGGACCAATAATAAATCTACGAATTGGATTTTCCGGGGTTGTGTCTTCACTCAAAGGATTGTCAGTCACAAAGCCTTGGAATACGTATGAACGCTTTTTCCAATACTTACGACCCATATCTTCTAGACTTGGATCTTTAAACCAACCACGTACTTCTGACAAGATTGGACAAGATTCACCATACATTTCCATGCATGGCACTTGTACTTGTACTGGACGTGAGTCTGTTTGACCTTTAACTCCTGCAAATGGAAGTTTAATCATTAAACGCTCTTTCCAGAAAAATGTGTTATCTGGATCGCCATCAGGTAGGAAACGGAGTGTTGCACTCTCGCCTTCTTTAATATTCCAAAATGGGTAAATTGCGTTATCACCGCCTGATGATGCGTTGCCGCTTTGGCGTGATTCTTGTTCTTTTAGTTTAGCTCTAATTTCTGCTAATGATGCCATAGTTGTGCCTCCTTATATTTGCCTATTGCATTGTGCCTAAATTTGTACAGCACATATTATGTACTATACAGTGTTATTTAGCAGAAGTCAAC